ATGCAAACTATCTTGGATTCACCTTCAGCGTTGGAAATAACCCAACCTTTCTTACAAAATTCAAACCCTTCTTCCAACTTAGAAGTATTAGCTTTTGGTAGGAATCCTGCTTTCTCTTCAGCAAACCTTTCTATGGTTTCCCACCAACGTCCTTTATGATTGACGAGAAGAGCTATGAAGATTGTTAAAGCCATGATCCATGTGTTGGAAATACTGGTCTCCATACATCCTGTTTTCAATCCTGTGCATTGTGGTAAGTACACTTGTTCACCATTTTCAGGACAACGATATCTAATGTGTGAGTTCTGTTGCTTCTTGTAAACTGCAAAAGCCTCTTCAAAGAGTTCTACTGGCATGAGTTGAATGAATAATTGTTGGAAGAATTTAACTTGAGTACTATCGAATCTTTTCATATCCATACATAAAGCTATAAGTTTCTTTATGAGGGCGGTGTCATCCCCCACAACCGATAAGTAAAATGATTTTGGGTCATGCAAAGCCTTAGTGTAAAAGTCTTCTAGTTCTTGACATTTGGTGGAAGCGTAAATGACGTAAAACTTGAATGGAGCTCCTATTATAGCCCCCCAGTCAACATTGCCAGAAAACAAACCTTTCTTCATTCCTAATTGCATCGTGTACATCATGGGTCCTACAGCTACAGTATACGTAGGATCTGTAGCAAAGAATGTACGGCCAATATTTTTCTGATTCAGCTCGTTGATCTTTATCATCAAGTTCCACCCATATTTTACATTGGAATATGCACCTTGGAGATCTTTCTTTGCTTGGTAGTAAATTTTCTTTTTGGGACTCTTATCAGCCCATTCTTCAAACTGGACTATGGGGTGCTCAAAGTGTGGTTTCAAAGCCTTAACTATTTTCACATATGCGACTTCTACATCATGGGTTAAGCTATGCAAAGGTGTTCCTTGATATTGTCTCTTCTTGCAAAACTCTAAGAAGTTACGTGTATTCTTAGCTGGATAAAAAGTTTTCACTGCGAATTGGTTCATTGCATAAGTGTGATGAAATTCTCCAACTCTATTTATGTCTGCATGTTTGGCTGCTTTTTCTAGCTGCACGGGTAAGATTAATTTACACTCTACACGTTCAGTGGTAGTGTATCTAGGCATTATCATGACTTTTAGGGGCAAGTATTTGTTTCCATTACTGAATTTATTCAACGTGGGTTCTCTGGTTAAATCTCCATACAAATCACAAAATGATACCTCTGGACGATTCTCTTGCAACAAGTACTTGTTGCACCCATAGTGGAGGACATACCTAAAAGGTGTTGTCAATAAACGAATCCACATACTGCAAGGTAATAACTCATGGATATTATGAAAAATCAATCTCTGCATTGATTTCTTCCAATCAAACCTTTTCTCAAGTATGTCATTTCTTATCTCTTGTATCGTTATATACAATCCTCCTCCTGGAATTATTTTAATCAGTT